GAAACGGGTTTTGGTAGCTGACTGGTAGCCACCACCTTGCTACATCATCGATACTAGAGCGATGGCGTCATGCGCCTCCGTCCCGTGCATGGCCATGTACTTCTCCTTTGCCTCGGCCACCGCGTCATCTTCTGTCATGCCGGGCAACTGGAACGCCAGGCATACCCGCCGCAGCCCGTCCGACCGCCCCGCCGTCTCCTCCAATCGCTCCAGCCTCGTCCGGATGCTCGTCATGCCATCACCTCGCTTTCCTCGTGCTGCTTGCAACCGCACACCGGCCGCTTGGTCTGCGCCGATACCGGAATCAAGTTCATGAAGTCCGTCGGCTCGTGGCCGTGCCGCCCCACATATTCTGCGATGGCGTCTTGCCGTGCCTGCGCGCAGTCCTTGTCCTCGCTGTGCACCACCAGGCAGAAATTGGGGCCGCCCTTCGCCGGGTGCATTGCCTCTTCCAGTTTTTCCAGTCGCCCTTTAAGGTTCATTGCGCTTCCTTTCGTCTTATCCGTTCAATGCTCGCCCTCATCTCGCTTTCGGGACGTCGTTGCCTTTCTCCCCGCTGAAACTGCAGGCGTGCGCGGCGCAACCGCTCGGCCAAAGACTCCGTAACAGCCTCTCTCCGCTCAGCCTCCAGCTTCATCACCCGGCCTATCAGTTTCATTTCTTCGCCCCCGATTCCAGCGCCTCGATGCGCTTCGTCAGTTCGTCGATTTCCTTCAACTTGGCCACGTTGCCCAATCCAGAGAGCAGGGCACCGCCTTGGCCAGGTGCGATGATCCCGTGAGCCACGGCACGCACGATTGCCTCGCCTTGCGTCGTCAGGTCTGCGCCTTCCGGGATGTCGACCTCCACCGTAGCCTCTACCGGCTTCACAGCAGGCAGCACACGTTCCAGCAGCAAGCGAGCGGCTTGCGTGTCGCCCTCCAGCGCCTTCTCTCGTAGCTTCTCGATGATTGCGGGGAGGTCTTCGGCAATGCCGGCGCGCAGTCGGCCAGCCTCTGTTATGCCGGGCGGCCGCCCCTTCGGGTTGCCACTTTGTCCCGGCTGCCATCCGCCTCGCCTCGTTTCCGTCGTCATTGTTTTTTACCTGTTATTTCAGTGTCTATAATGCAAGCGCAACCACAGGAGCCGCCATGAAACTACCCGAGTACGACAACCGCCCGCCGGCCGGCACACCGCTGTACACCGACAGCAGCAAGGACAGCTCATGGGATGACATCAAATTTCCCGTGTTGGCTATCGGCTTGCCGCTGCTGGCGCTCGTCTGCTTCTGGACTACCGTCACGGAATTAATTGCCGCCATTAAGGCCTTCTTCCACTGACCGGCGGTAGGCGTCGAAGTCGCCCTGCAGTTGCTTGTCACCCCACAGCTTTGCGTTATTGGCGAAGCGTTGGGTGTAGGTCTGCATCTTCGTCGGGCTGAGTTTTGGCGCATTGGCCAGCCAATCCACGAACCTCGGATTGAGCAGCAGGCGCTGGGACACCTGATGCGACAGCGCCAGACCGCCCGCCGCACTTGCCGCCACTAGCGGGTGGTAGAGCGCCCCCAGCCCGATGCCGGCCGCCGTGTTCCGGGCAGACAGTGCCGCCGCCGTTCCGGACGGGTTGGCCCATACTTTCGAAGCGTCGCTTACCATCTCCGCCGTCTTGGCGATGTCCTTCAGGTTGTCGGCATGCTTCTGACCGCCAGGCAGGCGGGTGAACAGGGCATCACCGCCGCCGTTCTCGTTCAGCTTGGAAAAGTTCGTCAGGAAGGTGCGCGGAGACCACACTTCGCCATCTGCGTTCTGCTGACCGGGCGGGGCGCGCCCCAAGTCGTCAACGATGGTGGCTACCAGCTTCTGGCGGGTCTTGGGGTCAATCGTGCCGCGCAGCCGTTCGTAGACCGTCGGCCCGCTGTTCAGGGAGTTGGCCACCGAGTTGTAAGCGCCCTCGGGCGTGCTGCGGTTCGCTAGGCTGTTCAACTCATCGGCCCGGCCCATTGCCGTGCTGTAGTACCGGTTCGCTCGGTTCAGCGCGATGGCGCCCGGCTGCTGGGATGGCTGCAGCGGCCCTACAGGCACGTTGGCATTCTGGCGGTCTGCCGCGTTGACGGCCTGCCGCATGTCTTCCGACATCGCGCCATAGAGCCGCTTGAACTGCGCCTGCTCGGGCGTGCCCATGATTGCGTTCGATGCCGCCTCTTCGCCAATGTTGGTCCGCAGGTTCTTGAGCGTGCTGAACGGGATGCCGGGCGGGGCGTCGAAAATCTGCCCGTCTGCCCGCTGATAGCGGCTCGACGTGTTCATCAGCAGATTGGGCGGAATCACAGTTCCCCGCACATCGCTGGCCAGATTCGCCGCGATACTTCCGATGCGGCCGTTCAGCAGGGAGCCGGATGTAAGCGGAGCGCCAGGGTTTGGCGTGGACAGGCCTTGCGCGGTCGTTAGGGCATTGTCCGGGTAGGTGTAGAAATTCGGGCCGACTTCCTGCTCCACCCGCTGATTAAGCGCCCTGGTGGTCGCGTTGATCCGGTCACGGAAGGGGCCGCGAAGATCGGCTTGGATCGCTTCACCCGCCACCACGGGGCCGAAGTCCGTGGAGATCGAGTCACGGAGCCGCGCCGTCTTGCCCTGCATGCCGGCCAAGTTTTGTGCGCCTCGTTCAGCAAACATGCCAGAGATAAAGGGCGTCTGCGCCAGCAGGTTTTCCGCGCCCATGATCGTGCGGTTCCCGCTGGACAGGCCCACGGAAGGCTCATCGATGCCGCCGTTCTTCAGGTCTTGGATGCGCTGCTCCATCGCCTTGCGGCCTTTCTCGCCACCGCGCACAGCCAGCTTCGTGCCGCCCGCCGCCGCAGATGCCAGGACAGCCGGCGACATGCTGGCCAAGCCTGCCCACTCCGGATTTTCCTCTCCCACCAGTCCACCGAGCAGGCCACCGACTGCACCGCCGCCGATGCTGGCAATCTGCTGGCCTGCGCCGATCTTTGCCTGCGGGTTGGGGTTGATCGATGCGCCGGCGAGATGGCCAGTGGAGTAGAGCACCCGCGATGCCTCGTCATCCGGACGCGGGTTATCGATGGGAGAGCGCACACCGGCTGCGGCTGCGCCACGGTTGATTTGCTGTGCAATCCAATCGCCCGAGCCGACCACGTTCCGGCGGTCCATCGGCTCCGTCCATTCCGGGGGAGCCTTGCCGGTCACTTTGCTGGTCAGGTAACCGATGCCGGCCTTGCCCAAGTCGAGCACGTTTGCCGCCGTGTCGACCGGCAGGCCGAACACTGACGTCACACCACGATTCACGCCGGCAGGGACCGCCATCACCCGTTCCAAGGTCGATGCCTCTGAGCGCTTCTTGGGTGCCTCCCCGTCAAGAATCGAATACTTCCCGCCTGCGCCTAAGCGGATCACGCCATCCACCTGGGCCGACGTGTCCACCGGGTTGCCTGCCTCATCCACTTCTACCAGTCGAGCCATTTAATCCTCCACACGGTAGCGCTTACCGTTCCGAGTTACGTAGTAATGCCCATCCGGGCCGAGTGAGGCGAATGCAGAGCCGCCGCCATCGAGCTGGATGGCCTTGCTCTTCGGACGGTTCGCCTGATTCTGGCCGCCTTGGTTCTGATTGAAGCGGGCCACGCCCCGGTTAAACGCATCCGGGTTTTGCTGCTTGAGGTAGGCGACCACCTCGGGAGGAAGTTGGCTGACGTCGAGGCCGCCGGACTTGGCGTTCTCGGCTGCTTGTGCCCTCGCCTCATCCACGCCGTTCAAGTGGCCGTAGTCCACCAAATATTTCTCCCGGTAGGCCAATTCGTTTTGGGCATCCTGAAGCTGCTTCTGGTATTGGAGACGGATTTGCTTGTTCACGTCGCCCGGCTTGTCGATGCCAGGGAGCGCCTGCAAGCGCAGCCTCTGCTCAAGGTCCGAATCGGAGCCGGAACCAGGAACGCGTAACTGCGGGCCAAGCCGAGAAACAATCGCCTGCATTTCCCTCTTATCGGAATCAAGCGTTGGCAGCATGCCGAATTGATCCACAACACCACCTGTTGCCTGGTTGCGGTTCAACTCCCCGAAGCGGTTAAGGTCGGCCATGATCTGCTTGCCCTTGCGCACCTGCTCGCGATAGTCATCTAGGCGCTTATTGTCTTGCTCGAAGACTCGCGCCTTCATCTGATCCTGCTCTTTGGGGGACGTGATGTTTGCCCAAGGAGCAACCGGCCCTGCGCTTGTCGGCGTAAGCCCTACCGCGCCGCCGGTGTTCTGCATGCCGTAGTCCCCGCCAGGGAGATTAATTCCTGCGGACGGTTGCCCTACTGCCGGCCGGTTAATTGGCGCCACAGTGCCGTCACGCGGATTGAATGTCTGCGGTCCTTGGTATTCGTTGCCGGGGACCAGCTTGAAGTTGTCCGGTACGCCAGCGCCGATCCATTTGGTATTACCGCGCTTGTCCTGGATGAAGTACCCCGGCTTGTTCGTGTCCGGATTAATGCCCACCTTCGGCTCCAGACCGAAATCAACGCCACCACCGGCCAAACCCTTTATGACCGCCTCATGGTCGATGGCCAGTAAGTCGCCCATGCTCGGCTTGAAGTTCGGATCAGCAGAGTAGCCGGCGGTAATGCGTCCAAGTGCGTCCTGCTGGTTGCGCAGGGCTGTCGTCTTCATGCCAAGCTGCTCGCTCTGTGCCTTTCGGTAGTCGCTGATGTCGTTCAGCTCCTGCCGCTTCATCTGATGATCTAACGCATCGTTATAGGTCTGCATGCCGTTAAGCAGGCCAGTGCCAACGATCTGGCCAAAGCTGCGCGGCACGGTCGATGGTCCGCTAGCCTGCATCATGGCCGCGCCCATGCTGAGCAAGCCCATCGTTTCCGGGTCAAAGTTGCCGAGCAAGCCCATGGGCTGCTTGGTTCCGGTCTGCGGCTGGCTGGAGGAATTACCAAACAGCCCAAGTCCATCAAAGAAGCCCATGGTTAAGCCTCCACGCCTGCTTCGGCTGCAGCACCAACATCGCCAGGCACCGCATATTCGTTATCGGTGAATTGCTGCAGGAACGTCAGGCAAGCAGAAATGAGGCATGCACCGCTGTAGGCAGACCGCATTTCCTCTTCCGTCGCCGGGCGTTCCGTTACCGGGCCTTGGCACATCATTTCTGACAGCTCCACCCAATCGAACTGTTTGCCAGTCTCCTTCTCCTGAAACTGCTTCACAAACCCCGGTAGCTCTGCCGGGTACTGTTCGCCGATATAAACAAGACGCACGTTGCGCTCCAAAAATGGTTTATCAAGCCTTCATTAAAAACGGTTCGTGTGCCATCCGATGGCACAGTTTCAGCGGGCATTTAGGGCGTCTTGGATTACCCGGTAAGCCTGCCGGCGGGATAGCTGGAAGCGGGACATGACGCGCTGGCGAATCGTCGGCGTGTCCACGTGCTGTTCCAGCAATTTGATGACGAATTGCACCCGATCACCGCCCCGGAAATAGGCCTCCAACGCCGCCCGTTCGTCCGGGGTCAATCGATCAAGCAGCCCTTGTACGTCTCGCGGTCGGAAGATGCTCATGCGGGCCTCCCTTCTGGGAAATCCGCGTCGTAGGGATCAGGCCAGTCGCGTGCACGGCACCAGTCAGCAAGGCGGATGAAGCCGTTTTCCTTGGACTGCTCGTAGCCAGCCTGATGCGCGATGGCCAGATTCCGCCAGTAGCGCACCAAAGACGGGTTTTCGCGGGTCGCTGCCTTGATTTCCTCGATCTCGGCCGGCGTCCATTGGTAGCGGTTGGCCAGATAGGCGAATTGCCGCAGGAAGGATTTAGAGACGTTCATCGGCCCAATCCTTTCCCGCAGCGTCCGGAATGCGGACCTCTACCGCGAAGCCATCGCGCACCAGGCGCTTTGCCAGTGCATAGGCCGCTGCCTGCCCGGTCCATGAGGGATCGTTGTCGCCTGCGATTAGCACGCGCTTGACGCCTGACAGCGGCACCCACGATTCCAGCAGCACAGCATTGGTCGCAGCCCAAACAGGCATTTGGAAGCGAATAGAGGCCGCTAGCGCCGTTTCTATGCCCTCGGCAATACCGAGACATACCCCAGCGTCTCCGAGCATTACAGCGGCCGTGTTTAGGGACTTCGGGGCCGCCATGAATTTCTTAACCTCGGAAACCGCCGCCTTCTTGCCGTCCTCGGTCAGGTAGGTGCGATGGATGGATGCGGAACTACCGTCCGGATAGCGCATGCGCGCCAGCATTGCCGGGTGCTTGCCGCCGTCCGAATGCTTCAGCGCCGGATGGAATCGGATCTCAGCCGGCACCTTCTCGAGCCCCAGCCGGCGGTTCAGGTAGCGCCATACTGGATCGTCCTTGGTTACTGCCCGGCTGCCTTGCCATACCTCCTTCAGCGCCGCCAGCTTGCTTGCGTCAGACCGCTCCGGCGTGACCGCACCCACGGGAATGGTCCCCACAAGCCGATCCACCTCCTTGGCCGCATGCTTGAAGTCCCACCCGTAGACGCGTTGCAGCAGTTTGAAGCCGTCACCGGAACCGCATTGTGAGCAGAACCAGGTACCGCGCCCTTCCTTGTCATCGAAGCGGTACCGGTCCTTCCCGCCGCAGATCGGGCAAGGCCCGTGCCGCTTGCCCAAGTACCGGGAATCGACGCCCAACGCCTGGAGGATGCCGGGCCAGCGTCCCACCGCCTCATCGGCAGTCCTCGGCTTAAGCTGCTGCATGGCCAGCCCCCTTTGCCTTGGCTGCCTTGGCATGCCGGATCTGCAGATGCTTCAGAAAGTCGTAAACCGCCTTCGTCGGCTCGACTGCCACATCTTGCAAGCCACGCGGCCACACCCCGAAATATTCCCGGTACTTGTGCGCAATCCAGCCGTCTCGATAGCCCTTGGCCTCCGCGATGGCGACCAATTGCGAGTAGAACGCCTGCTTCTCCATCTTCGGAGCCTTGCGCTTGAGCTGGACCAGCTCGCCCTCGCCCACCGTCACATCGGACTGCTTTGCCGGCGCGAACCCGCACACCGGGCACTGATGCACACCTGCCGGTTTCATGTAGCTGCAGGACGGGCAGGCCTTCGGCAGCTTTTCCGGACGGTCGCCACCTGCCCCAGCCTTTCGGGGTGTGCCATCGTCCAATTCCAGCGGAAACTCGTCTGTAGGAAAGCCCAGCCTGCTAACCGATCCGGAATGATCGAGAATCAATGCCCGCTCCTTGCCAGGGAACGGACGCAGCACGCGGCCTGCCATTTGGATGTGGCGGATCAAGCTGCGGGTCGGTCGGGCAAGGATCATCGTCTTGCACGCAGGCATATCCCAACCCTCGCACAAGATCCCGACATTGGAAATCACCTGCGTTTCGCCGGTTTCGATGCGTTTGAGGATAGCCGCCCGCTCCTCATCGTCCGTGTAGCAGTCGATATGCTCCGCCGGCACGCCGGCTGCAATGAACTGCTGCACGATGTGCTGACTGTGCGCGATGTTGGAGGCAAAGCAGACTGTCGGCGTGCCCTTGGCCAGACGCATCCAATGCTCGACGATGTCGCCCACCAATTCCGGCTTATCGACCGCGCGCGCCACATCCGTGTCGGAATAGTCCAGCTCCCCGAACGCATTCCGGGACTGCTTAATGCCCGTCATGTCCGGTTCTGCCGGTGCATACACGTCCACATCGACCAGGAAGCCATCCGCGATCAGTTCCGGGATGGTCGCTGCCACCACCATTTGCTCGAACAACGCGCCGCCCAGATCACCATAATGCTTACCAAGCCCGCGAGCGTACGGAGTCGCACTCAGGCCGATTACCGGGCACTTGGCCAGCCGGATTACTTCGCGGAAGTCCTTGGAGCCGGCTACCGCGTGCGCCTCGTCGATGATGAGCAGATCCACCTCAGGCAACCCCCTGCGCGCCACCGTCTGAATGGAGGCCACCAGCACCGGAGCCCACGCTTCACGGGTATTGCTGCCCTGGATGATGCCGTGCGAAATGCCAGCCTTGCGGAAGCGCCGGGAGGCCTGCTCCACCAGGTGGATGCGGTTGCAGAGGAAGGCCACCCGCTTTCCCTTGGCTCGGGCTGCCTTGACGAATGCCATGCCGATCTCAGTCTTGCCGGAGCCGGTTGGGGAGCACAGGATGATGCGCTGCGCGCCCCCTGCCATGGAATGACGGCAGTTCTGGACCGCTGCCGCTTGATACGGCCGCAGGACGATGTCGAGCGCACTGGCCCCCAACAAACCTTTTCCTTGGTCGGGTTGGGTTATATCTCTTCTCTTCTGAGAGGCATCCCAATTGCTAGCACCGTCTCCTGAGAAGCAGCTCAGCGGGGAGCATGCTGCTAGCACGTTGCTAGCCATTGAAGTGTTATCCATGCGCATGCCCTCCGCTAGCGCCAGTTTCCGGCACCAGGAAGCCACGGGCAATCAGGGGCTCGAGCTCCAGCCCCGAGACCGACAGCTTCCGCTCAAGAAACGGCACGTCATGCGGCACAGAGCCATTGTTCTGGCTCGCATAGGCCCAAATCAGGATCAGATGCGCCTTTGCCTGGTCCGGGAGGGAGCAGAACGCGTAATCATCGAGAATCGCCCGGTGCAGCTTGATCCAGGGCGGATTGCGCCGCTTGTAGTGCTGGAAGTTGTCCCAATTCTTGATGGCCAGGAATTTCATGCTGCCACCTCCGCACCGGCGGTCGGCTGCTTCTTCTTGCCGATCATGTAGTAACGGGCGACGCCTTTATGCCACAGGCCATCCGGACCGATAACGTCCTCCCGAATCGTGCCGATGTCGTAGGTTTCCTTCAGCTCCTTGATGCGGGTCGCAATCCGCAAGTAGCCAAGCGCTACGCCTTCGTAGGTATTCAGGCCGCGAGTACCGAGATATTCCAGTACCTTGGGAAGAGTTGCCATCTGCGTGTTCGCAGCACTACTACGAAGCTGGAGGCCGACGGCCCGTATCTCTTCCACGAAGATTTTGATATCATGATCGCCGCAAGAGAGCTTCTTCCTCTGCACCGTCGCTTTGGCCTGCCCGCCTGCGACATCCACGCCAGCCTGCCCGCTGGCGTTTTCTTTTTGCTTCACCATGTAGCCTCCCTTACGCAGCAAGAGCAGACGTTTCTGCGATAAGGGCACGGATGTCTTCCGCCTTCCAGGCCGTGATTCGCTCGGACAGCTTATGCCCTTGTGGGAAGCGACCAGCTTTCACCCCAGCCCACCAGGTGGACCTAGAAACGGGGTAGAGCTTCAAAACTTCGGGGAGCCGGAGATAACCGGTCGAGGGGATGTTTGCGTACATATCTGCACTCCATTTAAACCGCGTTGGACTGCCTGAAGTCCGACTAACTTAGTTGCGTCGGTCAGACATAGCCCGGTGCGTATGGGTGCAGAATAGAAGTTGGCGTGTCGGTAAAAAACTGCTCTACACGAAGTTAGACTGGTCTAATCTGCTGTAGAGCAGTCTCATTACTTTGACCGGTAGTTTGCAGCGGCAGCCGCCAAACTGTCCGGAACTCGATCTGAGTAAAGGTGGCGCGCCTGCACCGTGACCGGCACAAGCCAAGATTTCGTTACGTCCAAAATTGGAAGGGCCGGCTTGGTGGCCTTCGGCACAAAAGTGGACCCAAACTCGAAAATTCCAGCGGCGACTCCCAAGAACAGGTTCAATGCTTCATTCGAAGAAAATTCCTCACCAACCGGCAGAAAGGCGTAAGCCTGATTAATTTCAAATGCTGCCCACAGATGCGCCACCGGCTTAAACTCCTCCCAACAGTCACGTATTTTTTGAGGTGAGTAACTCATTTTCGTGCCATCGCCAAAGCGATGCATAAGCCCAAACTGCTCGCACATGGCTATCGCCTTGCGGACACTTGGACGAGCGAAGGATGGAACCAGATTTTGGAATCGATGCATGAGATAGACTGACTCAAGGATATAGCCGGCGTAAATTGCCCGCTTCCTGGCCTCAGCAACGATTTCTTTCATATCGTTCCATGCTGGCGCGTCAAGCAGAAGCCGCACTGTTCGGACATCAACAGTTATTTGCGAGTCCTCCTTGAGGTCAGACGTTTGCGCGTGCGCGAGTTGCATAGAAAAATATTGCTCGCGAAGCCGCGTATCGTTTGGGAACAGCATCACGGCTAAAACCCACACAGGATCTTCAGTGCTCCCGCGCAGCGTAATTGTTGGCATTCTTGCGCCCCTTTGCGCCGCCCTTATGATGGAAGCCTTGCCAGCCGGGTAAGGGAGCCCGGTTTTCGAGTGGCCGCTCTAGGCATGGCTAAACCTAAATGCTTGGATCAGGCCAAGCGCCTCGCGTTAATCGGTATTACGTTCGATCCGTGCTTCAAGGCGTCGACATAGTCGGCCCACCACTGCAGCATCTCGCGCCGCTCGTGGGCATACTCGGCCTGATTGTAGGTGGCTCGAACCCTGTTCCTGTCTTTGTGTGCCAGTTGGCGCTCGATTACGTCGTGCCGGAAGCCAGCTTCGTTCAAGACGCTGCTTGCAGTGGCGCGGAAGCCATGCGGCACAAACCGGGCTCCATTGATCTCCAGGCGGTCGATGACATTGTTTATTGTCGTATGGCCAATGGGCTTCGAACTGACGGAAAAATTGGGCAACACATAGTCGGAACGGCCAGCGAGTGTGCGCAATTGCTCGAGCAGCCCCGCCACCTGACGGGACAGGTACACACGATGCGCCTCTCGCATCTTCATTCGATGCGCTGGGATTTCCCAAACCGCATTATCAAAATCGAACTCCCCCCACTTTGCCAGCCGCAGCTCATCCTTCCGCGTAAACGTCAGCAGCAGGACTTGGATTGCCAGCTTGTTGACCTTGCGCGTGTCGACCTTGTCCAAGGCGAGCAGGAAGGGCCTGATTTCCTTTACCCCGAGGGCTCGGTGGCTTTGCGTCTCCGGTGTCTTAACCGGCTTGAGCCTCGCCGCCGGATTGGCCGACAGCTCGCGCTTGTCGATGCCATAGTCGAAAATCTTGAGACAGATAGACCGGACTTTGCTTGCACTGGACGGAGAGCCACGCTTGATGATCTTCGCCAGTATTGCGTCTATGTCATCTTCGGTGATGTCGCGCGGGTCCTTGGCACCGACAGCCGGGTATAGATCCAGCTTGAGCCAGTTTTCCACCGTGTAGGCCCACCCTTCCGACTTGGGCTTTACCTCATCTTCGAACCAGCGTTCCGCAAGTGACTTGAAATCACCTGCCCTTGCGGCCTCGATCTTCTGCTTTGTCTTGTTTTCCTGCTTTGCCTTGGCTGGACTATTCCCTAGCGCAACCATGGCGGCCGCGTCGTTCCGGAGTTCGCGCGCCTTCGCCAAGCCGATTTCCGGGTAGCGGCCGATGGTCAGCTTTTCGCGCTTTCCGTGCAGGTGGTATTTGTAGCGCCAGACCATGGCACCGGAGATGAGGACTTCGATAAAGAGACCATCGCGGTCGGTGACCGAATAGTTCTTGTCTTTGGGCTTAAGCGCCTGGAGCGCGGTATGTGTGAGGGCCATGCGTCGGGGCCATTTTGGGCCATGTAAAGTTATTCACTTGCACATGGCCCCGATTATGGCCCTGAATGGCCCAGATGTCCATGGACAACTTTGGACATTATAGAACACTAAGTATTTGATTCTATTGATATCAATCTTCTCTTTTGGACATCATCGGATGCCCTTGGATACCACTATACCTTCATCGGCAGGATCACCATCTGCAGGCTTTCAAAATGCAGACGCCGCTGGATCGCCAACGCTGCCTGGTTGTGCAATAAGCGCGTAAACCAGTTGTCCTGCTCGAAAATCAGCTTGGAGGTGAAGAAGATGGAATTCGGATATTCCTTGCTGATGTCTTCACATAACTTAGTCACTTCATCCACGACATCGGTACCGAAGCCGAGATAAGCAGCCGAAGCCATGTTGTGGCTATGGCAGAAATCGACGAAGAACTTCAGGGTGGCATTCGCTTCGGCGCGCATTTGCTCCACCGCCCCCTCACCGCCGTAGGAATGCGTATCCACGGTACGGGCATTCACGAAGATGAAATTCTTAAAGTGCCCTGGAAACATGCGTTGCACCCATAGCAAGGCATGCAGACCACCGCCACGTGAGGAGCCGACGATGAACACCGCCGTCTGTGCCTCCGGATCCGGATCAACCGGGCCGACATGGGAGCCAAAGGGCTGGCTGGCAAAAACCTGATCCACAGCCTGGATCGCGGCCTTGGTGTCGCGATAATGATTTCGAATATAGACGCACACGACTGCGATCGCGGCGATGATGAGAGCTGCTGCCCACCCGCCTTGGGTAAACTTTTCGACCAGCAGAATGGCAAGAATGCCTGCGCAGATGAGAAAACCGACCAGCGACAACAGAAAACGCCGCAGCCAATGGGCCAGATCGCGGTGCCGCCACCAGTAGAGGCACAAGCCGAAGAGCGAGATCGCAAAGGTCAGGAATACCGACACCGAATACAGAACGACGAGCAGCGTAACGCTGCCGCGCGTCCAGAACAGGATCGCCAAAGCGGCAATGCCGAGCACCAGGATGCCGTTCTGCGTGACCAGGCGCGTCGACAGGTAGCGGAATTTATGCGGCACCCAGGAATCGGCCGCCATGTTGGCAAGCACTGCCGGGCCGCCAAGAAAACCGGTATTGGCGGCGACAAACAACAGTCCTGCTTCGAATGCCAGCACGAGGAGCAGGCAAATGCGGCTAGTCAAATCGCTGAAACCCACGCTTTCGATCACCGCACGGAAAGTTGAGGCATTGAGTGTCTGTCCCTCGACCGGATGCGCATCCCACAGCAGGTAGAGCAGGATAATGCCGCTGGCAGTGAAGGCAAGCGACAGTGCCATGTAGAACATGGTCATTTTGCCGGTATGCACCCGCGGTTCGGCAAGAATGTTGACGTTGTTGGAAACAGCTTCCAGGCCTGTATAGGTACCGCCGCCCTGCGAATACGCGAGCAGCAGCATGCCTGCGACCCCGATCCAGCCGATGTTGCCGGCCAGCTGATTTGTTTCAGCCAGGGTATTGGGCACGAGATCGGGCAAGTTACTTGCATGCGCGACGATGCCATACACGATGAGGACCAGATGCGTGGCAACGAAACCGAGGAAAATCGGCAGCAGCACCTGGATCGCTTCCTTCATGCCGCGCAGGTTGAGAATGATGAGCAGGCCGATGAAGAACGCTTCCGCCGATAGCTTGTAAGCATGAAATCCCAACGGCAAGAGTGATGCAAGCGCTTCGACGCCGGCGGCGACCGAGATCGCGATCGTCAGCATGTAATCGAGAATCAGGGCACAACCGGAAATCAAGCCCATGTAAGGGCCGACGAGCTTGGTTGCGACACGATAGCCACCGCCGCCGGTCGGGAACAATTCGATTACCTGGTTGTAGGCCAGCGCGATGATGAAGACCGTGACGGCCGTCGCCAGAGCCATGTACAAACCAAGGTGAGTGTGCGCACCAAGCGCGCGGAAAGTTTCCTCCGGACCGTATGCAGAGGAAGACAGCCCGTCGGCACCGAGACCGACCCAGGCCAGGAACGCCACCAGCGCAAGCGAGTGACGCGTCTCGGACTTCATCGGGTCCAGCGCCTTGCCAAGCACGATTTCCCGAATCTTTTCAGACTTCATTCTTGTTGCCGCGAAGCGCGTTTCCGTTTAGTTAAACAGCCGATGATAGCTGTACCATTCACCATTGACAACGCAAGCCGTACCCGCCGTTGTTGCCCGAATGCCGCAAATCGGCGATAATGCGCGCTTGCGTTGCCGAGATGGCGGAACAGGTAGACGCACGGGACTCAAAATCCCGCGGTGGTGACACCGTGCCGGTTCGATTCCGGCTCTCGGCACCAGCAACGCATTGTCAGACGCACCCCTAGCATCACTAGCGGTGCGTTTTCCATTTGGCAGGCCGGCCCTCGGCCCTCCTCTCGTATACCTGCACTTATAATTCGGCTCATCTTTTATTAAGCGCCAGCGCCGCCTTCCTGGCTGCAGTCATGACGGCGCCGGCCTCTAACCAAGAGCCAGAAGCATGCCAGTTTCCCTTGATAACCTGCTCGTCGTCGGTATTTCCTCGCGCGCATTGTTCGACCTGGAAGCGGAAGAAACGATTTTTCGCACCCACGGTCTCGAAGCGTATCGTCAACATCAGATCGAGAACGAGAACGAAATTCTGAAACTGGGCTCCGGTTTCGCGCTGGTGCGCGCGTTGCTCAAGCTCAACGCCTTGACCCACAATCAGCGCTTCGTTGAAGTCGTCATCATGTCGCGCAACTCTTCCGAAACGTCGATGCGCATCTTCAATTCGATCAAGCATTACGGACTCGACATTACACGCGCGGTGCTTTCGGGCGGCGCGCCGCTGGCTCCATATCTGAAGGCCTTCAACGTCAGCCTGTTCCTCTCGCTGCATGAGGACGATGTGCAGGCGGCGATCGACTCGGGCGTAGCGGCCGCCCTGCTCTATCAGAAACCCGCCAATGCTTTCGAGGAACTGGATCAGATCCGGATTGCATTCGATGGCGATGCGGTAATTTTTTCTGATGAGTCGGAAAGAATTTTCCAAACCCAAGGCATCGAAGCCTTCGAAAATCACGAGCGCGAAAATGCATTGCAACCGCTGCCGGCCGGACCGTTCGCGCGCTTGCTGAAAGCACTTTCCTATATCCAGAACAACTTCAAGGCGGCGGATGGCCGCTCCGCCCCCATTCGTACCGCACTGGTGACCGCCCGTTCCTCGCCCGCGCACGAGCGGGTCATTCGCACGCTGCGCGCATGGGACGTTGCGATCGACGAGACCTTCTTCATGGGTGGCGTAGGCAAGTCAGAAGTTCTCTCTGCATTCCGGCCGCACATTTTCTTCGACGACCAACCCGGACATTGCGACCGGGCCGCGCCCTTGGTGCAGACCGGACGGGTGCCGACGCGCACCATGGACGCGCTGCTGCCACCGAACGATTCATAAAAATAGAAGCAGCCGCCCCGGCATCGCACCTGGAACATTTCCTAAAATCAATAATCACCCAAGCACGGTTAAAATTGAGCTCCTAAAAACATTGGGAGTTCACCCATGTCGCGCATGAAGTTTGGCATCCTGCTGCTCGCAGCATTCCTCGCTGCCTGCACACAGCTGCCGCGATCGGGAAACAATAACCAGAGCGATCTGTCAGCCAGCCAAGCACAAGCGCGCTACCAGCAAGGATTGAACGACTATCGCGACAACCGGTTCGATGCCGCGGCGAACGATCTCAATGCCGCTGTCGCGAGCGGCCAGCTGAAACGCGCCGACGAGATGAATGCGCGCAAGTACCTTGCCTTCATCCATTGCACCAGCGGCCGCGAGCTGCAATGCCGGGAGCAGTTCCAGTCCATTCTGGCCGCCGATCCCTCCTACAATCTTGCACCGAATGAAGCGGGACATCCGCAATGGGGGCCTGTTTGGCGCTCGCTCAAGGGCGCCGCAGAAGAAAAGGCAGCCGTAGCACGTGCAAGCAGCACGACGGCGACACCTGCACAGCAAAAATTGGCTGAAGGCATCAAGCAGTATGAGGCGGGCCGTTACCCGCAGGCGCAGGAAGGGCTACGGGCCGCGCTAAAGGGCGGACTGCCGGAGCGGGCCGACGAAGTCCGAGCCCATAAGTATCTTGCATTCAGCTACTGCCTGACACGGAAGACATACTTGTGCCGGACCGAGTTCAGAACTATCTTCCGGCTCGATCCGGCGTTCGAGCTGCTGCCC